TTCCAGAAGTTGCTCCACTTACAGAAGTTCTATAACCTCCTGCACCACCGCCACCGCCATAGTCATAACCTCCACCACCGCCACCTGCGATTACTAGATATTCAACAGAAAGACTAGCAATAGTGTTTGTAAATGTGCCAGAGGAATTAAATGTATGTATTCTGTATCCTCCAGAAGTTGAAAGTGTTCCACCAGAAGGTAAAGCAACAATAGTTTTAGTTATTGCATTTGAAGTAGTACCTCTATCTGCAACTGTTATTGAAATTGTATCTCCTGCTGATTGATTGTATACAGCACTTGGTACTGCAACAGTTAATGAGTTATTAGAAACAGTTTGATTTGATAATGTAGAAAGTGTTGTTGAACCTTCTTTAAATATAACATCAACAGTACCATCAGTTGGACTAGCTGAGATGACTAAATTAGATGTTATACTATTAAAAATATCACCAGAAATTGAAATTGTAGCAGGAATAGGTGCATTAATTGTAATTGTAAATTGTCTATCAGTAGTCGCTGAACCAGAAGTTGTTGTTGCTCTAATTGTAAATGTAGAAGTTGTGTTTGAACCAACTTGAGTAGCTGTACCTGTAATTGCACCTGTTGAAGTGTTTAAAGATAAGCCAGAAGGTAAACTTCCACTTTGTATAGCATAACTTAAAGTTCCAGTTGTAACTGTAGCTGTAGCTGCACTTAAGCTATAACTTGCTCTGTCATCATCAACAATCGTTCCAAGAGTACCAGACGAAGTAGCAAAAGTAATTATAGGTCTACTAACTGTAATTGTATATTGTCTTGTAGCAGTTTCAGAACCATCTGTTGCTGTAACTGTAAAAGTTGATGTCGTGTCTGAAGCTACTGGATTAGCTGTACCAGAAAAAGTACCATTAGAATTTAATGTAACTCCACTTGGTAAAGAACCACTTGTAACTGAAACTGTTGGTGTGCTTTCTTCATCTGAAAATGAAATTGCAGTTAAATTTGATGTTGCTCTACCATTATCTGCTAAAGTTCCAAGAGAACCTGAAGCTGTTGCAAATACTGGTGTATCATTAATTGCTAATGCGTCTGCTAGTGTTCCTGCTAAACTAGAATTATTTATAATTTTAATATCGTAAGGTTCATTAGTCTGAGTTAAATTTGTAGGTGTTGTAATAGTTACTTGTGTCGAACTATTCCTAGTTGTTGAAGCAGGTGTATATTCTGTATCATCATTACCTATGATAACTGCTGTTACTGTAGTTGAAAAACCAGAACCAGTAACTACTATAGATTGACTAGAGCCTAATACACTTTGACCTAAACTTGTTGGAGAGATTGACGATACTACTGGTGGAGCATCTATTGATTTAAAAGCTGTGCCATCATAATATTCTGCTAATCCAGTTGTAGTATTAAATCTAATTTGACCCTGTGTACTACCTCTTTGTGCTGTAGTACCTAAAGCAATTTTAGTACCTTCAGTACCAGTATCAACTATATCGTTAAAATTTACTTCTTTTATATTTTTATATTTGGTCATAATTATTTATCCTTTAATATCCACCCTTGTGTTACATTGTAGTAAACTAAAGCAAGACCTGCTCTTTCTACTTCAACATCTAAATCGTCAGCTACACCTTGAATTTTATGTGAGTTTCTTGCTATTGTTAATTTGTTAGTATCAAATGTTCCTGATACATCTAAAAATCTAATTTCATCTCCTGCACTTGCTGAAGATGGTAAAGTTGCTGTAACTGTATTTGAAGAAGTATCTACAAAATAATTTTTTCTAGCTTCTCCTGTAAAGTTTGAAGTTTTACTTTCCCATACTGCACCTAATGCTGAAGCAGGTAATCTAGCTTCTGCGATTGTTCCTGTTAGATTAGCACTTGGTATTCCACCAGTTCCAGTAATATTACTCCCATTTAAATCTAAATTTCCACCTAATTGAGGTGTACTATCTTGTGCTAAATCTGTAATACCACCAGAGGTAATTGTTACCCAAGCTGAACCATTGTAAAATTTTAAAACATTTCCAGTCGTATTATACGCTAGGTCTCCTGCATCTAAAGAAGATGTTGGGTCACTAGAACTAACTCTATACTGTGATGCAAAACTGTTTACTCCTGCAATATTTGAAGCTACCGTATTTACGTTTGCAATAGAGCCACCAACATTGTTTACGTTAGTAATTGCTCCACCAACATTATTAATATTAGTTATTGCTCCTGCAACTGCTGTAATATTTGAGTTAGCACCTGCTACTGTAGTTACGTTAGCCGCAATGTTTTCTACTGCCGCTACGTCACTTGATATGTTTGCCACTGCTGTTACATCACTAGAAATTCCTGCAACTGTCGTTACGTTACTTGCTACACCTGCAACTGTAGTTATGTTTGCTGAAATAGGTGCTAGTGTTGCGACATTAGCCGATACTCCTGCAACACTTGTAACATTACTAGAAATTCCTGCTACTGTTGTAACATCACTTTTAATATTTTCTACTGCTGCAACATCACTAGCAATGTTAGCTACTGCTGTAACGTCACCTGAAATTCCTGCAACTGTTGTTACATTTGTATTTATTCCTGCTACTGTATTAATGTTTGAAGCGTTAGATACTGCTGAGTTAATGTTTGTAGCGTTATTTACTGCTGAATTAATGTTACTAGAATTATTTGCTACAGACGTTACGTTGCTAGAAATACCTGCTACTGTTGTTACGTTTGCAGAAATTCCTGCTACTGTTGTAACGTTAGCACTAATTCCACCAACAAGATTAACGTTAGCTATGTTAGTTGCCACTGTATCTATTTCAGAGGTAGTTTCATTTAAATCATCAGCTACAGTCTCAACTTCTGATACGGCTTCAGCTAAATCATTAGCTACTGCAATTACTTTAGTTATGTCTGTGGCTACTGTGTTTACTGAACCAATGTTAGTTGCAACAGTATTAATGTTTGTAGCGTTACTAACTGCTGAATTAATATTTGAAGCATTACTATTTACTGCATTAATGTTTGAAATATTAGAATTTACTGAAGTTAAAGCTGTTTTGTTTGCTGAAGATAACCAAGTGTTTTCTAAATAATTTTTTGTTGCAACATCTTGTGCAGACGTTGGGTCAGAAATATTTGTTAATCTTTTACTAGTTCCATCCCATTGAAAATTTGTATTTGATAGTTTAATTACATCGTTAGCGTCATCAATAGCTTCTTGTCCCATAAAGAAAGCTTGGTTTGAGTCAGTATCTAAATCATTTTCTGTTAGGACTGAGCCTGCCGCATAATCAACTAATCTTGAAGTTTGACTTGTAGTTCTTCGTATCTCAATAGCACTTGCCGAAGCCGGTGCCGTGTTAAAAGTAATCTGAGTTCCAGAAGCGTTGTAAGTGAAAGCAGTTGTAGCTACACCATTAATTGTTACAGTAATGTCAGCCTGGTCACGATATGTAAAATTTACTGCATATTGTGTGGTTGAGCCATTTCCTGTGTATCTTACAAATGAATTAGCCATTTATACACTCCTTTTCTTCTTCTAATATGGGTACTTATTGTTATTGTTGACGGTCTTTAGGAAGTTCACTAGTTATTGCTCTCAAAAATTGTTGCAATCCTACTAAGTTATAGAACGGCAATAGTCCTATAGCTTTATTTCCGTCTGATTGAGAGAATGTTCTTTCTGGATTAAACGTAGATTGTGATACAGCTTTCATAGTTGGTATCAACTTTTGAAATATTAAAGAGTAAGTTGGGTTACCAGTTATAATGTTTGTATCAAGTCCACTAGTTCTATATCCAAAGATAGGGTTATCAGTATAAGCAGAGCCTATAATGTTAGCACCTATTGGTAACAAGGAAGCAAACGCAGCTCTTTGAAAACCTGCTTTAGCTATTGTTGCCGGATTTAATCTATTTTCATAAAATTCTTTTTGGTTTGGATGTACTAAACCTGCTAGAGAAGTTTGTGCTGAAAACATTAAAGAACCCCATAACATTGAGTTCATAAATTGGTCAAACACAATAGCGTCTCTCATCTTTAAACCATACAAAAATTGTTTAGCCCAAGATGTAAACATAAAACTTCTAAACTGATATGCTATTTGACCTAAGTGTCCATCTGCATTCATTCCATATTCTTTTAAATATCCAAAATATGCTTTTTCACCTACGTCAGCTTGTTGTACTGTTCTATGTGCAAGTCTTCGCATAGCCATAATGTAAGTAGCCCTAGTTTCATTAGACCATTTATCAAAATTTGTTTTAGTTATTTTAGTTCCAAGTTCACCTTTAGTCCAACTTGTATGTGCTTTAAATTCGTTTTGTATTTTTTTCATCATAGATGGACTTATGCCTAAATCATCTAATCTGTTTTGCATTTGTGCGTCAGTCATTCTATTTTTACCAAATCTTAATTTAGCAAAAGGATGTTTACCTTTACCTACAGCCCATCTTCCAAAAATTTGTGTAAATTCAGAAACAGTTACTATCTGCATAGCAGAGGTACTCATAAACTGTCCAGAGTATGTGTTAGTAAATCTGTTCATTTGGTCTAATTTATTTTCTACTGTAGTAATAGCGTCATCCGACATATTACTTCCAAAGTCATCTAATCTGTTTGTAACTTGTTGAATAATAGAATGGTTACCAACTCCACCCATTGTGTAATCTATTTCTCTAATAAAATCATCTACACGTTCACCGTTTTCTAAACGTTTCATCATACGTCTTAATTCAGGAACATTTTGTAATGTAGCATTCCAACCAATTAAACCAGTGACGTTACCCATCTCTGACATATTGGCAAAACCTACTTGGTTCATCACCCTTGAATAATTTAATTTACGAATAAATCTTCCTATTGTAGGTGCTAGTCCAGTTGGGTTTTCTGCAAGTGGTCTTCCTTTAATAAAACTATAAGCCATATCCATAGCTTGAATTTCATTATCCATTTGCCATTTTGCTCTTTTAGTAGCGTTAATTTTTACTGGGTCATAACTGTCAACAATTTCTTGTCTAATTCTTTGAAAGTCACCTCTAGATTTTAATCCTTTATAAGCTAAAGCCATATCATCCATAGCACTATGTGTGTAATTCATAAAAATTGCTTCAGCATTATTTTCTAATAAATCAGAAAAATTTGTTCTGCCGTCTGTATGTCCTTCATTAAATCTAATTCTTCTTTGTAAATAAGATGAACCAGAAACACCTTCTCCTGGTTTAACTTTAAACATTCTATTAATTAAAGCGTCAATTTCTTCATCAACCATATTAGTATGCTCTTGCATCATTCTTCTAAATGTTTCACGTTTTTGCATACTAGTAACAATAAAATCTAAATTAACTCCACCTTTAGAAAAGTTTGACCTTTGAACTACAGTTATTAAATTTTCTGCAATAGTCATTTTTTGAGCTGCTGTTAAAGGTCTTTGTTTTACACCTTTAAGCATAGTATCTTCCATAGCATTAACTAAAAATACTTTTAAATATTGTGAACCTTTAGTAGGGTCATTTAATATTTTTTGATATTTTTGAGGATTGTGTACTCTTGTTAAATAATTAAAATTATCTACAATATTTTCAGCACCTTCTACTCCAGTAATTTTAAGCATTTGTAATTGCTCATTTAACAATTGGCTTTGTGTTTTTGCCATTTGTTGTATAATTTTTTGGCTTTCTGCTGAAGTATAACCTAATTCACTTAATGCAATTTTTTCACCACGTATGGCTCTACCTACTAAATCATTAAATTCTTTTCTTACTTTATTATTATTAGGACTATTCCATTTATGTCTTCCTAAATTTTTTTGTTCT